CCGATTAAAGTTTGTGTAAAAGTGACTTGGCCATTAGAAGCAATAGTCATAGCGTCTACATCTGAGGCAGATCCTATAGTTTTACCATCGCCAATAATAATGTCATCGGTAAATGTAGCTATTCCTGTTACGCCTAAAGTACCGCCAACTGTAGCTAGTCCGCCTATAGCAACATCATCTGTTACTGTAAGATCATCTTGTACTTTTAGATCTACTACGCTAAGACTAGCAAAAGCGTCAACTACTTTAGCACCACTTCCTGCTCCGTCTAGGTAAACTGCTTTTACGTCTCCAGGAGGTATAGTAATTGTTGCTCCAGAGCCTTGTTTAATAATTATGTTTTGCGAACCACTTGTACCGTTTTCGATAAAGTGCATTCTGCTCAAAGTGTTGGGTGCGATTGTTATAGTACAGGCTGAGTCTAGTGTTCCTGTATATTCAAGATACATAGCTCTACCAGGATCAGTAGCTCCGTCTGCTACTGTAGTAGTATGAGTATCAGCGTTAGTAGTTATGCCTTCTGTGCCATAACCTAAAGCTTCACCTATTAATTCTAAGTTAGTATTAGTACTAGTTCCCCAAGTTCCAGATTCATCACCTGTGGCTATTTCTTTTAACCTGAGATCATTTACGTAAGTTGCCATTGTTTATCTCCTTGCAAATTTATTATAAGTTGTTTTTTCATAAAAGTTAAGCCACTTCTTCCCAGTTTGGATCATTAGTCGTTGTTACAGGGTTCCATGTGGTTGTTTGTGCATCATCTGTCAAGCTCCAAATGAATGTAAATCCTAATAAACCTTCTGCTTGTTCTAATTCAAGTGATATATTTGCTTTACAAACTGTAGTGACTGATCCTAATGCACTAACAGAAGCATTTAAAGTAACTGATAAATTATTATTTGATACTGTTGTTGCAGTGCCTATTGCACTGGTTGCTGATTGTCCTGCTGGATTTACATTTGCTTCTCCATCTACAAGAACTGATAGAGATCCTACGGATCCTGATAAACCTGGGACTGATGCTATTGCTTGAGCGTTTACTCCTGCTTGAGGTGCGGATGTTGTTCCAACTTGACCAGTCGGTACTACATTTGCCTCTGCGTCAACTGCAACAGTACCTAGAGCAGATGTTGCTGCTGCTGGAGCTGTAAGTGTGACTGGAAGTGGTTCTCCCCACGTGAGTTGGCCCCACGTCCCTCGACCCCAACCGTTTATATTAGCCATTTTAGGCTATTCTTATAATCGCCGTACTTGCTGCTGCTGCGGGGAAAACGATAGTAAAATCACCTGCGGTAGAAGTTTTATCTCCACCGAAATCGATTGATGCTACTGCTTTATCACTATTAGTGTCGTTATAAATAAGACAACCTCTAGCTGTTACGGTAGCGTTACTAAACGTAAGATCAGAAAAATCCGTAAAGCCAGTTGTACCGCTTGATGTGGGGGCTATGTTAGTAAGTGCTGCTCCTGTAGCAGTATAGTTAGTACCACTTACTTCATTCGTACTTGAATACGCAGTTGTAGTAGCACCTAGTGACGCTGAACTTGTGTACAAAGCTAGTTTGAAACTGTTCCCACCTGAGGCAGAAAAATTATGTGTAGCTTCTAAAAGTTCTTTTTTAAAGCTGGTTGTTAATGTTGATGTAATTGCCATTATTTAATTTCCTTTAAAATCTTAGCCATGTCTTCGTGACCTTGAATACTTAGTTCTCCGTTTAGTGTTACCACATGACTCTTCATTGCTTCTTTTATATGATATAATACTTGTTCATAAATAGCTAGTCTGTATGCTTCTGCCTGTTGGCGTATGTGAGGTGCCGCATTTTCTGATATACCACAAATACGCAGAGTACAACGCTCAGCCCAAAACTCAGGCGTATGACCTTTAAAGTCTGTTGTAGCTACGCCTATAGTACCCAACCCGCCTTTAGTATCTACTTCTATCATGATTGTGGTTCTCTTCGTATCTCATCATACTTGTATTGGTCTCTTGTGCTTTTAGCTTCACCTAAGTTTTTAAGTGACATTAAAGCTTCCTGAAAACGTTGTTCATAAATACCCATAGCTTCAAAGTTTTTTAAGTATATACAAGCTTCAACTAAGCTACCATACAACATTGCATTTGTTGCGTTAATAGAAAGCCAAGTAGTACCGCTACCTGATTGAGTTAATGAAGTTGGTCTGTAGAAATAATGTAATTCAAAAGTAAACGAACTTGAAGGGGTAGGGGCTATCAAAAATCTAGTTTCATCAAACTCAGAATAATATTCCGGTAAGCCCGTTGTAGTTGGTGACGGCTGGTAATCTCGTATGAATGAAACATGTTTTAATTTTAAAAAATTATAATCACCGTCAGATTGTATGACAGCTAAACTAAAAGGTGATAAATAATCACTAGGTGTAGCAAGATATGTATTGTTAGCATTAGAAACACCAGTTGAGTTTTTTCTGAATACATCTAGTTGTACATTTTTTAAAATACGTTCTTCTGCACTTTCTATAAAATTAGGTAAGTTATTTACTAAACTAGACTCTGTACTTTCTATGTAATCTTGTACGGCAGTTTTTAATGTTGTGTATGTCCAACTCATGATGATAATGTTACTATATTTACAGTACCAACACTAGCCGTTACTTCAGTTATGGTGTATGATGTGCCTATTGTATTACTATTACCCGCAAACATAATAGGAGAACTAACTCCATTAATATCAACAGGGTTGGAAACTATTACCTTACCTAAGTGTAAGGTAGGTGTAGGTTCAGTAGGTCTAGGATCTCTTAATGCTTCAGGGTCTACTCTGTGTGATATAGGGTCTAGTTGTGGATGTTTAGGTTCAAAACACTCGTGACATACTCGTAAATTATTCCATTCTTTTTTAAGTTCTAGATAACCGTAAACGAAACCGCACCTATCACACCTAGCTAATGAGTGCGTACCAGAAGCGTAAGCCATTAATAAGAACCCCTTGAAGGCGTAAGATGAAGTGAAGCTCTACTACGATCTTCTTGAGCAGCAAGTTGAAAGTCTTGTTCGTATTGCTGTTTTAACATTCCTGCTTTTTCTGGGTTCTTTTTTAAAGCTAAATAATAAGACAACCCACTAGCCATACAAGGTATAAATCTAGAAGGTACTTCAGGATCTTGATTAGAAGCCGTAGCATCATCAATCCTTTGTATTGTATTAGCTACTAGCTGATATGTATTAGTGTCGTCTGGTGTTGGCCATACTTTTAATACAGGAGTAATCTGTCTGTCTAGAAATATTTGTGTAGGTCTACCTTTTATAGTTTTATCTGGTATGTTTAAATACTCAGTTCTGCCTATACGTTCTACACCTAAATCAGTTGAATTACCAGCACTATCAGTTACTTTTACTACCGCTGAAACTATATCAACGTCATAAGAATTAAGAGTATAACTACCAGTTCCTGTAGTGAGGGAAGTTGTAACTTGTTCTATAGTCCAAAGATTTATACCTCTGTTAGACCAATCAGCGAACATTATATTTAATGAACGCCTAGCAGTTTCTGCATCATAACCAGTTCTAAGTTCAATACCAGCTAATTCATACGCTTCTTCTATAGTATCAGCTATGCTTAAAGCAAATGTTTTACTTCCGGAAGTTGCCATAATTATGCATGGAACACAGTCATAGTTAGAAACGTAGATACTGTATACTGAAGATAAATACCTGAACTAAATTTTGTACCCTCGTCTGGTACAAATAAATCTCTAGTTGCAGTAGCGTCAGCTACTGAACCAATTTTCATCACGCTTGTTCCAGAAGGAGAAGTAGTAAGAAAATCTAGAAGACCTGCTGTTCCTGTACTAGTGAAAGCAACACCTTTTAATCTTGCGGCACTAATAGTAATAACATCTGCTGCTGAAGCATTAATTCCTGCTGAAACATTACCTGCTGGATTACCTACCGCTGAAATACCAGATATTGTTAAAAAATATTTAGTCCCTGTAGCCGTTCCTGCATTAGCACCAGTTATGGATTCTGTTTGAGCGTCTCCATTAACATCAGTACCCGTAACAGTAAAGGACTTAGCAGCATCATTGCCAGCAGAAAGAATAGTAACTATTCTTCCATGACTAAGAGTGACACTACCGCTATCAGCTAAAGCACCCCCTATTACGAGGGCTGCATTATTTCCAACTGCTGCTGCTACTGATATTCCATCGGCATCTAATGCTACTATATCGGCAGTTATTTGTACTGTTTTTAAATTAACAAAAGAATTTCCCATGGTTTGCTCCTAGCTTAAATTCATCATAATTAATGAGTATTCTGTATTTGCTGATACAGCCATTACATCACCAACTTCCATTAACACATTGTCTGTTGCTGGAGCTACACCACCTGCTGTACCACCTGAACGAACTGCTGCATTACCTACAACTAAAGTTCCTACAGTTAATAAAG